GTTTTCCAAGTTTCTTGGAGACGTGAATGCGTTGTCGAAGGGCACCGTTGTTCCTCGCATTGCAAGGCGCATTGTGGGCAAGCAAACAGGCAAAGCACTCCGCATCTTTGGCTGACACACCCGCTTTAAAATGTGTGTTACACTTTTGTTGAGTTAAACAACGCATAGCGTTGCAGCAGGCAATCCTGCATAGCAGGTGGCCTCGGACTCGCCATAACTTTTGTTGTTGCGAAGCCTACAAGGGCTAAACGAGAAAGCACCTGAAATTCAATGACTCGCATTACTGAAATTCTTGAGACCGTGGAGAGTGGTGATCTGACCGATGGCCAGATCGGTGACCTTCACATCGAACTCACCGATCTTTTCACCGCTGTTCGTGGTGGCGAGGTTGAGGGCATCGACGCCACCGACCTTGACACCCTTCGCGTGATCGTTGAGACCACCGAACTTCTCGCTGTCGCTGCCGCTGAGCGTTTTGCTCAGGCCGAGGCCGCTGCTGCCGAGATCGCTGCGCTTGAAGCGCGCCTTGTGGTTGCCGAGGTTGAGGCTCCTGCCGAGACCGTGGAGGCCGAGACCGCTGAGCCGACTGAGGCTGAGGTCGCTGAGGTTATCGCTGAGGCTGAGGCTGTTGTTGAGGCAGAGGTTGAGGCTGCTGTTGTGGCTGCTGCTCCTGCTCTCGCAGACATCGCCAAGGTTGCTCCAGTGAAGTCGCGTCCACGTCCCGCTGCTCCGGCGAAGAACTACCGGATCATGGGTCAGAACGGCGAGATTGATGGCTTCAAGGGTCTGGCCAAGGAAATGGCTGACGCTTGGAACTCAGGTACCGCTGGGGTGTATGGCAACCGTGTGCGTGTTGCTCGCATCGCTGCCGAGTACTCCGAGGATCGCGTTCTGTCGGAGATGGACGGAAGCAGCACCGAAGGCAAGATTGAGGCTGTTGTTGCTGCTGGCCAGAACCCCTCGTCTTGGACGGAAAGCATCGTCGCTTCTGGCGGCTGGTGCGCCCCCACCGATGTGGATTACGGCCTTGTGCAGATCAGCGAGGCAGGTCGTCCGGTGCGTGATTCGCTTCCCGGGTTTGCCGCGACTCGCGGTGGCCTTCGGGTTGCGACTTCCCCCACGCTTGCCGATATCACGGTTGCCTATGATGCGTCTGACGCTGATGCAGCCATTTCGGTGTGGGACAACGCCACTGACGAAGATCCCGATGGTGCCACCAAGGGTGTGCAGGCCATCGATTGCCCCGAGTTCACTGAGTACCTCACGCAGGCCATTGTGAAGCGTCTTCGCTTTGGCAACATGGGGTCGCGGGCGTTCCCCGAGAACGTTGCGAACTTCAACGAACTCGCGCTTGCTGCTCACGCGCGTGTTGGTGAGACGATGCTCCTTGACGGGATCAAGGGCGCTTCGACTGCTGTCACTGTTGGCCAGTCGTTTGGCGCTTCGCGCGATCTCGCTGAGGCGATCAAGCGTGCGGCTGCTGCGTACCGGAGCCGTCATCGTGCCCCGGGCGTGGTGCTTCGTGCGCTGGTTCCTCGGTGGATCACCACCCTTGGCGATGTGGACCTCATGCGTGGTCTTCAGAGCGAGGCTGCTTTTGTGGCTGAGGGCGAGTCGATCTTCCGTCGCGCGGTTGCTGTCGCAGGCGTGAACATCACGTTCTACGACGACACTCCCACCACTGGCACTTCGCAGGTGTTTGGTGCGCAGGGCGCTGGCGCTCTGAACCCATTCCCCAGCACCGTCCAGTGGGGTCTCTACGACGAGGGCCATCACCTGTTCCTTGATGGTGGCACCCTTGATCTTGGGATCGTGCGTGACGCTACGCTGAACAGCACGAACGATTACGAGACGTTCGTGGAGACCTTTGAGGGTCTCGCCCATCGGGGTGTTGAGTCGCTGTGGATCACTTCCACGGTGTGTCCTGACGGCGCTTCTGCTGCTGGGATCGACGCTTCCGATTTCTGCGCATCCTGAGCGCAGGTTATCGACTAGGTAGGGGATAGGGTGGATCGTGGCTGATATGTCGTATGTTCCGGTTGATGGGCCTCGGTCCACTCCCCCCCGCCATAGTTTGATTGCCTCTTCGGAAGAGGTTCGTGATACCGATCGTTGGATTGCTGGTATTACGTTTGATGCGATGGGTTGCACCGAATACGGTGGCACTCATTTCTTCTGCCCTCCCGTCGATGAAGAAATTCCTGTCCCAGATCCCAAGAACGATTTTCCTGAGAACTGGGTAATCGAATACAGCCCTTACGTGGCTTACGCTGGCGATAAGTGTTCTCCTGCTACGTTCAGGAGCCGCGATTTTGTTGGTCGTGCCACGGCAGCGTATGAACTTGCCGAATCGGCGATTATGGCGAAGGAACTGTGGGAAGGCAATGTTGCTCAGGAAGCAGGTTTGCCTAACCCGTATTTGACTGACGGGAACGCGACTGTTATTTCTGGTTTGCATTCACCCGTCTACGGCCTGATTGCTTTGCAGAGAGAACTTGCGCTTGCGCTTCCCGGCCGAGGCATGATTCACGCTACTCGTGATGTTGCTTCGTTCTGGTACATGGCAGGGCTTATTCGTCGGGAAGGCGTTTTTCTTCTTGATGCTTTTGACAATATTGTTGTTGCGGATAGCGGCTATTCGGGGATGAGTCCTGCTGGCGATCCTCGTACTGACACCACCGCTTTCATCTTCGGGACGGATCCTGTTCAGATTCGTCGTGACGCACAAATCACTGTTCTTCCTTCACCTGATGATTACACGTCCGCGATGGATCGTGATACGAATCTCGTGGAGTGGAGGGCGGAGCGAATTGTTGCAGCGTATTGGAAGGGCTGCGCTCAATTGGCTGTTGAAATTGATGTGTGTGAAACCGACTGCTCTGGTGTCTCATAGTCTGCTATTATTCATTTAAGGAAATACGAGGTATTTTAAATGTCCGCAAATTGTGTTGGTTCACTTCAGGTGTGTCGAATCCGGGTCGCTCAGTTGACCTCTGGTGGCCTTCCTGACGCTGGTCTTGATACCGGTTACATCTCCGATGCCATTGTTCAGGCGAACCTGACTGTGGAGTTGGAGGCTGGTGACGACTTCGTTCTTAAGAACGGTTGTGGCGCTCTTTGCCAGACCTTCAAGGATGCGGATCGTCTTAAGCGAATCAACATCGACATGGAATTCTGCCAGTTGGATTCCGAGTTGGTTGGTCTTCTGGTTGGCGCTGACACCTTCTACGACAACGTGGAAGAGGTCACGATTGGTGCCTCTCTTCCCTCTTCGACTGACACTCCGCCGAATGGTGTGGCGATGGAACTGTGGACGAAGGCTTGGGACAGCAACCAGCAGGCGAACGCTTCGCTCATCGGTGGTTCTTCCAGCGACGTTCTTTACTTCCGCTGGTTCTTCCCCTCGGTTCGTTTCCAGATGGGTGCCCTGACCCTCCAGAACGACATTCTCCGTATTCCTGTGACTGGTTACGCTCAGGAAAACAGCGAGATGCCCGCTGATGGTCCGTATCAGGACTTCCCGACGCCTGTGGTGTCGGCTGGTGGTATCACCACTGCTGGTGGCTGGTTCCTTGACGATACGCTGCCTGCTGCTCAGTGTGGTTACATCGAAGTTCCTGCCATCGCCTCCTGATAAATAAAAGGAGGTTCGATGACTATCGAACCAAGACCGTGGATCACGATTGAGGATTTGACGGACGAGGACTATCAAGACGTTCTCTGCCCTCTTCCTGAGGCCGTTAATGATGTCGCGGCGCAAGCCGGTATTGATATTGCCACTGCCGTCCTGTATGAAATGACGGGACGGCGGTGGTCTGGTTCTCAGACTTCTTCTGTACGTCCTTGCGCTGAGGATACTTCTACTCCTTTTAAGGTTCCGGGTTGGGTTCCTTCTTGGGGGGAGTTCGATTCCGCAACTGGTGTTTGCACGCCTACCAATAAGATTGAGTTGGGATTTTTCCCTGTTCAGAGTGTTCTTCACGTCAAAATTGATGGTGTGACGCTTTCTCCTAGTGCTTATCAGTTGCAAGATGAGCGTTATTTGGTGCGTGTAGACGGGAATGATTGGCCTTGCGACCAGAATCTTTCTTTGCCTGTAACGGTTGCTGATACGTTTGAGGTTCGTATTGTTCATGGGATTGAGCCTCCCGAGGCGGGCAAGTTGTCGTGCGCTTTGTACGCGGCAGAGTTGGCGAAATCTTTCTGCAACTTGGATTGCGCTCTGCCCATGCGAACCCAATACATGACCCGTCAGGGGATTTCGACCATCATGGTTGATCCTTTGAACGTGATTTTCAGGGGCATGGTTGGTTTGCCTCCTGTGGATGCTTGGATCAGGGCCGTTAATCCCAAGGGTCGCCGCAAGCGTTCTATGATGGTTTCAGGTAGAAATGTTCCTGATGCGTCTTGTAGGCCCCCTATGTCTGCTGCCCGTTTGGGTGTTGATTATTACGCGTATCCGTTGCGTGGGGTGAATCGGTTCTGTGGCAAAGGTTGAGGACGCTAAACGTCTTTTGGAGCGCGCCGCTTTAAATAGGGCGACGGAGGCTTTTGCGATCATTCGCAAAAATGTTGAGGAGGCTGTTCCCAGCGGCAAGGAGGATCCATTGGATCGCCCTCGTCGTTTCCCTAAATTGAATGAAACCATGGTTGCGGTTTCCCCATATCTCGATTCTGATGGTGTGGTTCGTTCAAAGTTAGGTTTTTCTGCTCCTCAGGCTTTGTGGAGCGATAAAGCCACGGATTCTTTCTATCGCATTTCTGCTGGCAGCACCACAAGGGATCGCCGAGGTAGGGGTTCTACGGTGAGAAATAAAAAGGGGCAGTGGACCGCAGAAAAAACTTTTGAACCCGGGGAAGAATACCTTTTGTTTGTTGATAGAAAGGGAAAGATTCGTCGTGAACCTTTTGTCATTCACCCGGGCACTGGATTCAGCAAAAATTTGGGTTGGTGGTCGAATAATGTTACTGACAAAGCATGGGCTGATGCTCTAGAGCAATCCAGAGACGGCATTTTTAGGTAGAATCCTTTTATGGCTCCAGACTATTTGTGGCGTTTGGCTGAAGATCTTCTTGTTTTGGCGGAAGATGCTTTGGATCCAACGAGAACTGGGATTGATCTTCCTGATGTGCGTTATGTGCATCATGGTCAACCAGTTGTGGAGTTCTGCGATGGCGGGGTTCTTTCGCTTTGGCATGATGTGATTCAAACAAGGCAGGTTGGCCGCAATGACGCAGGTCAAACCCAATTGGTTGTGACTTTCTTTATTGATATTTGGCGTTGCTGGCCGATTGGAACGCATATCCCACCATCCCTTGAAACCATTCAGGATGCTGTTAAAATGCTTCACATCGATGCTTGGTGCCTCGTGAACGGCATTCAGGAGAACCTTTCTAGGGTCGTTGGTTGCGAACTGGTTCAATATCAAGAAGTTCGCACCTTGGGTCCTTTGGGGGGTATGGCAGGCTGGCGCATGCCGGTGACTGTTGGCCTGAATGGCGTTATTCCTTCCTTTGATTGAAAGGTAAAAATGAGCGATACATCTGTTGTTATTGTTGGCAACTGCACGCGCGAACCCGAGATGCGTTTCACTGCGTCCGAGATGGCTGTTGCTTCTTTTTCTGTGGCTGTTACGGCTCGCAGGAAGGCCGCTGACGGTTCTTGGGAGAACGGCGATACCTCGTTTTTTGATGTGACTGCTTTTGGGCGTCTTGCAGAAAACATTGGGGATTCTGTTACTAAGGGTCAGCGTGTTATTGTTTCTGGCACTTTGAAGCAGTCTTCATGGGAAAAGGATGGCCAGAAGCGCAGCAAGATTGAGATTGTTGCTGATGAGGTTGGTCCTTCTTTGAAGTGGGATCCTATTGTTCAGGGTGAGGTTTCCATCCCTGCTCGTAAGCCGAAGTTCGTTGACGAAGAGCCTTTTTAGGAGATATTGATGGCTGCAAAGCGCAAGTCCGATGTTTGCGATTTTCTTGATGATGGTCGCGTCAAGTTGGTGTTTGGGGGTGCTGAGCGCATCCTTAATCGCCCCACGATTGGTCAGTTGAAGAAGTTCAATCAGATGCTCCTTGATATCGCTCGGGAGCAGAGGGATTCGTCTCCTGAGACTTCTGATTTGGATATTGATTCTGTTGTTTCTGCTACGTTGCAGTGGTGGTCAGACGTTATTGATGGTTTGAGGGACGAAGACAATCTTCCCGCCCCTTCAGATCTGGATGATTTCCCCACGTGGATGATGAACACCGACCTTATGGTCAAGATTCAGAATCATTGGCGCGAGGTCCCTTGGGCCTCTGGGGGGTAGTAGAGCGGCACCCTCCAGAGTTTTTTGGGCTGCCTGCCCCTCCTGAAACCCTTTTGAGGGGTGAATGGTTCGAATGGTTTGCTCTTTTATATCGCCGCTGCGCAGTTAATTTTGGTTGGACACCTGTACAGGTGGACGACATGGAACTGTGGGTTGTTGCCTCGTCTTTGGGGGAAGCAACCAAGGATTTGGAAGAATGGCACACAGAATATTCCCGTTTGGAGAGGGAATATGAGCAGTCAGACACTCCAGAGGGTCTAACCCCTAATGTAAAATATGGGCAAGACATTCTTGCTCAGAGGGTTGCTGCTTCCAAGGGGGAAGGGCCTCCTCCTGAGGTTAGACCCATGAGTCCGTTAGAAACGGCTAATCTGACTAGGCATCTACGTGGCAATTGAAGAAGAACTCTCTCTACGTATTGAGGATGCGTTAGCCGCTATTGATCAGGTGGCTAAAAGCCTTACTGATGCCGCCACTACGTTTTTTGTGGCGATGGATGATGCGCTTAAAGCGATCTCCGCGAATCCTGTTGCGTTGCCGATTGAGGCTGCTTTCACTGAAGTTGAGGGTGGCGATCTTGTTCAGGCTGCTATTGGTGATGAGCAAGAAACTTCTCTTACTTTCACCGATGTTGATGCTGACGCTGTGCGTGAAGGCACTCAGGATTCTTTGGATTCTGTTACTCCTGATCCTATTCAGATTCCTATTGATGGTGATGCGTCTGCTTTAGGGGAAGCGGTTTCAGAGGGAATTCAGGGTGCTAGTGGCGATGAACTTATCGCCAACATTTTCTTGGAGTCCGTGAATCCGACTCAACCCGCCGACGAGGTGAAGGCTGCTTTAGAAGAAGAGGATTTCACTGTCACTCCGACAGCCGATCTTTCTTTGGTTAAGGAAGAGTATTCGGCTTTCGCTGAACAAGTGCAAGGGGGAACTGAACCCGTTTTTGGAGGGCGCGAATCTGCGGAAAGCGCGGCGATCAGCAAAAGTTTGGGAGATACTGCTGAAAACGCTAAAAAAGCGAAAGAGGAGATTAGTGCGACCACTGTTGTTGCTACTGGTCTTGCTTTTGGTTTGAAAGGTGCTGCTGCTGCTGGCACAGCGGCGTTCGCGGCGATCTCCGCTTTCTTCGCTGCCGCCGTTGAGTCTGAATCTGTTGCTATTGGGTTTCAACGGTCTTTGGGCAGTCTTGCTCCCGCTATCGCCAATATTGATGCTGCTGGTTTGAATATCCAGTTGGAGCAATTGGCCGAGAATTTAGGTTCTGATGATGAAGCCGCTTTGCTTGCCGCTCAACGTTTCGCAATGTTGGGCAAGTCTTCTGGTGCAGCAGCACAGGATATTGCTGAAGCGAATAGCAATCTTTTTGCCGTCGCAGCAAATATCCGATCTTTGAATCCTAATGCGGGGGAATTGGCTGACATCGCTAATCGTCTGTCCACTGGTTTTGCTCGCGGTGGTCGCGCTTTGGCGGGTACTGGCATTGCGTTGACTTCAACAGAAATCAAGTTGAGGGCTGCACAGATGACTGGCAAAGCCACAACTGATACTTTCAATCAGTTCGAATTGGCTGCTGCTGGTGCAGATCTTGCGGTTCAGCAATTGGGCAGTTCTATCGAAACAAATATTGATGCGGCCCTTGACAACCCAGTTATCGCTCTCGCTAATCTCCGTCAAATCTTCGCAAACTTAACGGAAGAACTGGGCGCACCGATTGTTGCTCCAGTACTGGAACTGATTAGAGAACTTTTTCCCATTGCACTATCACTCACCACAGCATTCGGAGATTTTGCGCAACAAGTCGTTCCTTTGGCAGAGAATGTTGTGGCGGCATTTTTACCAATTCTTACAACGTTCACTGACATTGTTGCAAAGATCATTGACGAGACAAATCCCGCTTTTGAAGCATTCGGTTATGCCTTGGTGCAGTTGTTGGAGGCCGCAACGCCCACTTTGAACGTTCTTGCAGAACTAGCAGGTTTCCTAACAATTGGTTTTGCCGACTCCCTTGCGGTCATCGCCTCTCTAATCGGGGGCATCGCAGACAACATGATCGGCCCTTGGCTCATTGCCATTTTTGCAGTCTATAGAGGCTTTAAACTTCTTGATGGTGTTTTAACGACCCTTCTTGCACCCGGAAAGGGTTTGAAGGGATGGTTGACAGTTATAGGTATTGCTGGTGCAGCAATCGCAACACTTTCTGGATATGTCAATCAAAGTGTCGAAGGTTTTAAAGATTTCAATCAACAATTGGAAGAAGGTTCTGGAGTCGCTTCTGATACAGCGATGTCCGTAGATCTTCTTATTTCGAAACTTGAAGATTATGTGCGCGTGAATCAAGTTTTGAATAATGAAGATCTTGTGCGTTCCCTCGGTGAAGTCGGTGTAACCATTGACGATTTTTCTAGGTTTGTTACTCAGGGGACTGAGGGCATCCGCCAATACATGATTCAAACAGCAATGCTGGATACGCAAGATTGGGGTTATTTCACTGTTGGTGGAGAAAGAATCGCTCTTACTGCTGACGCAATCAAAAATTTGGACGAGGCAACGTTGTTGTATGCGTTCAATAACAGAAACACGGCAGGTGCCGCCAATTTGGTTGCCGACGAATTGGAGCGTCAAAGTCAAAACGCTCAAAAGAGCGTTCAATTGCAATACGAGCAGATTGCTGCTTCTGGCAAGTTGTCGGAAGAATGGAAACAACAAGCGATTGCAAGGGCTAGCAGTAACGATGGGATCATTGATTACACGTACTTGTTGCGACTCGCCAATGATGAAGTAGCAAGACAGGAAGAGATTCAAAAAAAGGCTGACATTCAAAGCGGTAAAGCCGCAGCCGATTTGAGGGCGTTGGCGGAAGCACAAAAAGAATTAAGTCTTGAAGTTGCTTTGGGGATTACAACTCAAGACAATTTTGCTGAAGCACTTCTTAATTCAAGTTTGACAGAAGAGCAGGCTAAGAAAACTATTGAAGAAGTAACTGCCGCCATTGAAGACTTCACTTCCACAGTTTTGAATAACGTTCCGTCTGTTACTGAAGCATTTCAAAATCTTGGGCAGGAAGAGGGAGGCTCTTTCGATCAGATTGCAGCCGATCTTGAAAAGAATCTGGAAGATACCCGCAACTGGTCAACAACGCTTGTCCGTTTGGCACAGGAAAACAAAACTGGCATTTTGACTGTTGCTACGCAGGTCGGTGCTGAACGTACAGCGATCTTGTTGAATGCTTACGGTGGAGATGAAGCAGCCTTGGATGCACATTTGAGGCAGATGCTTTTGTTGGAGGCTGCCGCCAGAGTTGAGGCTGAGGTCGCAGCAAAAATTTCTTTCCTTCAACAGAGAGGTTTGTACGCCGGTAATTATGAAGCCCTCGCCCAAATTCTTAGGGATAAAGCACCTTTTGGTTCTATCACTCGGGAAGATTTGGCTGCCGCTCTTCAAGAAGTAGAAACGACCCTTCCTGCAATTGTTGATGGCGTTGCTACTGGCGCAACGGACGCTGGTAATGCGTGGACAACTAATGCGACTGGTGCAATTGCTGGTGGTGTAACTGAGGCAGGTCAGGAATGGGCGAAGGGCATTACTGGCGGAGTCGCGGGTGCTGCTCCTCAGGCAGGCACGGAAGCCGCTACAGCCCTTTTGGCTGCCATTAACGGGGCTATCACTTCTGGGGCAACAAATGTTGCCGCTAACTTGATTTTCCAACTTTCTGTGATTGGAAGTTCCGCTCTTCCCAATTCGGGGTTGCAAGGTGGATTGCTTGGTCAACGATTTGTCAATACTTTCAATCTGGAAATTACCGAAGCCCAAGATGACATGTTGCAGACCATTAACTCTGCTCTTCTTTTCTTGGCGTCAAATCTAATTTTTGCTCCCGCTTACGTTGGATTCATTATTGCAACTGGTATAGGGCGAGGCGTCTTCAATTCCAGAACTGTTATTGGTGATGAGGTTGTCAATGCGTTCACTTTCGTTGTTGAGAATTACAGCGACGAAGCAGATATGACCGGCTGGTATTTGGGTGACGCTTTGATCGAAGGTTTGAAGCGTGGGCTGAGGGACGGTGCTGGAGAGGTCGGTCAGATCGCCGCCGAGATTATTGCTGGTGCTGAACAAAAGGCTCGTGACGAAGCGCAGTCCGATTCGCCTTCTAGGGTTTGGGAGAATATCGGTAAGGATCTGGTATCTGGTTTGACTCGCGGTTTGGAAACTGGGACGCCAGCCGCGTTTGGTGCTGCGAGTTCTTTGATGCAGCGAGTCAATTCTGTTCCTCTTGCCTCTGGTGGGAATACCAGCATTTCTGTTAATGTTCCTGTGACGATCAATGGCAACGCTGATCCTGCTATGGGCGCGCAGATTGGTCGTGCGGCTGCTGTTGAGTTGCGTCGTGTGTTGCAGTTGGAAGCGAGAATGGCATGAGTTGGAACCCGAACGCTGACACCGATTGTGCTTTTGGTTTGGAATGGGCACCTTTGCGTGAGGTTGATCGTCCAGTTGGCGGCGTTGGTGAGGCTTCATATTCTTGGACATGGCAGGCCAGTACGACACTAACTGTTGAGAATATGTGGAATTTTTCTTCGGTCGCTGTTCCTAATGCCTATGACGTTATTGACATTTATGATGTTGCAAATATTTCTCCGGTGAATCGGACAGTTGACAGATATCAATACAGTGCCGACGCAGACACTTCGCTTTTCATCCGCCCAGTAGGCGCTGCTTGGTATCCGACGCCAAGCCGTGTCGAGTCTGTCGATCAGCAACGCATGGATGATTACAGCCCTTCGGCATTGTCATGGTACGAACTTTTGGGCGATCCTTCGGTATCCGGCATTTATCAGGGCTATGTGAATACTGTTGGTCCGGTTTTTGTAAATCCCGTCCCGGTAATCAATCGGCAATTTTTAGGACTCGTTCCGTGGTTCAAAACTATTCCCGATCCTTCCCCAGACCGCTCTTACGATTCGCTTTATTCTCAGTGGGCATTCCACGTTGACGATTTGGAATCAAATGTTGGAACAGACCGTATTATTGGTTTGACGGTAGCGTGCTTGTGTCAGCGTTATATTGATCCGGGTGCCATCGGCGGGGAATGGGACGTTCCATATAGGATCCGTCCAGCGATTTCTATGAATGGGCAAATTGTGTTGGGTCAAGCACAAATTATGCCAATTACTCCGCAGGTTGTTTCTTACACTTGGTATCAAAACCCAATTACGGGTCGTTCGTGGACGACTTCTGAATTGGAAGATTTCAACAGCACGATTCAGGACAATGCTGTTATGTGGCTTATGTCCCGTCCGGGTGGTGCGAACGGGGTAGAAATAAGGAAAGTAACAGGGGGGGCAATTTATGAGGCATGGGCAGACGTTGAGCATGTAACCGAAACGCGTGTTGCAGAAGCCATTCGTGTTTCGCCTCAACAAGTTTTCGGTTGGAACGAATGGTCTGTTGAAACAATTGCCGGTGGTTCTTGGACGGCTACTGGCAATGAAAAGTATTTGTTCAATCAGCGCATTTACCAGCAACAAACGGTTGATCGCCGTCCCGCTTTGTCCACACAAGGATTATCTGTGCGGGCTTTGGGCGGCGGCCAAGGAACGCAAAATGGCATTTATGAAACTGTGCCAGAATTTTTGCATGATATTCCTCGCAATGTTGGAACTGAAATAAATTACGCGCCAACAGTTCTTTTTGATGACGGTGTTTCTGGTTATTTTTTGACGGACAGCCAGCCTTATGCATATATAACTGATGGTGACGGCGAACTTGGCGTTGTGCGTGATCCGGATCGCCCTCAATTGTGGCAAACGGTTTCCTTCACCGCAGATTCAGACGTTGATTATCGAATCAGGTTTTGGGCCAAATCAAGCAATGAATCTCAGCCGGATAGTTTCATGGTTGTTTACGTTGTTGATTCCTCTTACACGCTAGAAGCAACTTCAACAATTATCCGACCGAACGATTTGGAATACCCCGGAACTTGGCAGAAATTTGATTTGCCATTGACGCAAGACGGGTGGAATGAAAGCGAAACTCAACACACCATCATGTTTGTCGTGTATGGGGGTGGATCGAACGGTTGGCAGGTTTTAACGTTGAATACTGGCGTTACGCGGCAGGATGTTGTCTCCCCAACGTCCACCGAAATGGAATACACAACTTTTGGCGGAATTATTGATTGCGCCTCTGGTGGTGACCCGACCGAAACACTTCCGCAGGATCCGTGGATTGTTCGAGAAGATGCTGATGTTTCAGTGGTTATTGGTGCCACGCCGGAAACGCCGTCAGGTTTCACAGCAACTTATGTTGATTTCGACACTGGCGTTTACGGTCCATCTGTTCTATTGAGTTGGGATGGGCAAGTAAGCCCCGATGCCTGTTCGGGTCTTGGATATTACGAGATTCAACGTAAAACAACTGTTGTTGATTCGACTTGGGACAGTGATTGGCAGACCATCTATTACGCGTATGTTGATGGCACGGCCGAAACGTACAGCATCATGGATTATGAAGCCAACCGCGGAGCGCTAGGCGATTCTTTGAACACATATCGCATTCGTTTGGTCAGCGATATAGATTTCAATTCTGCTTGGTCTAACGAGGTCGAAGTTTCAATCCCCGTTGATGGAAGATGCGGTTATTTCCTTTCAACCAATCAACTTCCAATTTTTAATGTGTGGTTTGATGATGTAGGTGTTCGTTCTTATAACTTCTTGGAAACCGTGTCCTATTACGAATTTGAAGGAACAGACGGATCAGTTGAAGCAAGAGGTTTGACTGATCGATTGGACGAATTCTCCGTCGATTTCCTTCTGGCTGCCGCGGGTGCCGCTGGAGGAACAGTAGAAAGTTCTACGTTGGACAATTTGGGACGTAGAGTATTTGACAGACTTTTGTTCCTAACGGGTAATAAAAGAATCGTTGCCGACCTTATTGATGATCTTTTGCGTTTGGCGTATGTGTGCGTAACTGACAACAACGGAAATCGTTGGTTTGCCAGCATTCAAACACCTACAGGCGTAGATACCGAACCCGGAAGTCAATATCGGATTCAAACGACGATCAAGGAACTCACACGAACGCCTTATCCGGTGCCTGTATTTGATTCTGGCGACGGAACACTTATTTCCCTTGAACTACTTTCCCTTTTGGCTCCCGCTGTTTCTCCGCCTGAGCCTCCGGCCCCGTTTGTACCGTCATCATGACTGCTTTCGCTGTTGAATGGGCCGTCGCTGACAGTTCCGGTGCTTTAATTGGAACAATTTTGGGTAGTGGTGGAACACTGTCTTGGGACGCTAACGCAACTATTCAGAGAGTTGTTCGCGGAACTCAATTTGAAATTTCTGATTGGAATCAATTAGATAAATTGAATGATTGGCTTGTACCAATTTTTCGTCGTTCTGATGGAACTTCTTTGCGTCTGGGAATGTTTTCCATTGCCTCCGACCCCGCACGATACCTAGCAAACAATTTGAGGGCACCGGTTGAACCATATCTGGTGGACGGAGGATCGTTTTTGGCCACTCCCTCTCCTTACAATCTTTCTGGTCGCAGCGCAGAATCAGTTTCCGATGCCTTAGAGCGTGTTTGTGATGCTGCTGGTATTGAGCGCAGAATGATTGAACCGACCGGCGAAATATTCGGTGAACCCGTTGCCTATCAAGTTGGAACAACTTTTGCAACGGCTTTGAACGGCTTCTGTTCTTTGGCGGGGTTCCTTCCTCCCCATTTCGACAGAAACGGTATTTTGCAACTGAGGCCACTACTTCCAGATGATGCACAACCCGCCGCTTTTTACGATTCAACAAATATTCTTTACGACACTCGTGTAGAAGATTCAGATTATTTGGATGCGCCAAATGTTTTTGTTGTTGTTGGATCGGGGGCGACAGATGCCCCAATTATCGCCACTGCAGAAATTCCGGTAAATGCTCCCAATAGTTTGTTTAAACGCAATGGCCGCAGAATTGCTCAAATCATCCGAGAACAAGGTATTGAAAGCGTTGCACAGGCTCAACGCCTAGTTCAATTGATTGCCAATACAGCGGTTGCTGGATATCAGACGATTTCCTTTGGGGCAGTTCCAAACCCAAATCACGATTGTTTTGATTTGGTTTCTGTGAACAATGTCATTTATAGAGAAATGTCATGGGATTTCGATATGACAATTGGCGGCGTTATGTCGCATCGCGTTGCTTCTGAATTAAGGATTTAATAATGAATGTGGATGACGTTCGACTGTTGGTGCAGTCGATAGAAGCGCGACCGGCAAGCACGACTTCAGTTTTGCCGGGGACAATTGTGACCGTCGCAGAAAATCGCAGAACGGCGACATTGCTAATGGACGGCGACCCTGAGAATAGTTCTGTTGAGGCATCCATGCTTTTTGCCGATTTGAGCGAAGGGGACCGAGTAATGGTCCTGTTCGATCCACCACGAGGAATTTATATCATCGGAACAATTGCCCGCTTTGCTGACGCTGGTCAAATCATTGCAAGAACGCGCAGAGTATACGGTGAAGAAAATCCCTTTGAGGCAGAGGACTTGACATCGCAAGCACAATTGAGCGCAACTTTTTGCTTTGGTCGTCTTTATCGAATTGATTTCACTTTGACACTTGTTGCTGGATCTCCTGCTGATCCTTCATGGGTATATGGTGCTATTTACAATGAAAATGCCGAAGGGCTTATATTGCCCGGAAGTGAAGATTTTTTTGTTGGCATCAGCCCCGGTGGTCCTACAAGTTTTGCGACGGTGACCTCTTTCCGAATTCTTGAGCCGGAAGAAACAAGTTTTGAAACCCTAGACGTATACCTGTATCCCACTGCAGATGTTTCATATACCGGATGGTTTGAAGCGGTAATCACGGATGCTGGTCCAACGGTAGAATTGTCAGATGCAGTATTATCTCCTTGATCATCCACCGGCGATCCAACAATTCCACCCCTCACGCATCAACCCCATGACAGGTGGAGTTCTAGTTCACACCACCGAATCCATTATGGACAACGTGGGGCCTGACACCGGGGCAGAAAACGTTGCCGCTTACATCGCCCGACGCACCGAACACGGCTCGTACCATGTGATCGTTGACTCCGATTCGACAGTTGCTTTGATGCCGGATACTTACACGGCGTTTCATTGTGAGGTAAAGGATTTCAATAGTCGCACTTGGGGTATTTCCCTTGCTTGCAAAAGCACCGATCTTGACGTTGCTAACGCTTGGACACAAGCAGCGATTAAGCGCGCCGCAAACGAAATCTATGCGTTTTGGAAACGAAACGGTTTCGACCCAGTGGCCGCAGCAAGATTCATTCCACCACAACAAACACTATTTGCTGCTGGCATGACAACTCACGGCGATGCCCAGCCGTATAACCGCAGCGATGCTTGGACAAAGCATCCTCAGCGAGGTCAACTAGAGAACATGTTGATCCGCGGTATTCTGGAAAATGTAAATCCACCTAGTCCCGAGGACGATGAGATGAAGCCTGTAGAAATGTGGCGTGACCCCAAGGACGGGTCTATTTGGCTGTTTTGGACAGGGCCTTGGCGCACAGGTTTGAAGAATCAGGAAGATGTTAAGGCGTATCAAGCGGCCGGTGTTCCGTTTAGGGGCGATTTCCCTAACGCAGAGTTCGGCGCTCAGAAGATTCGCAATACGCAGTGGGTTAAGACCGGGTAATAGTCATGGAAGATATTTGGTCTCATCCGCTTGTCGTGGCGACTTATGCCGCGATGTTCTCCATGGTGGTGGGTGGCATTCGCGCTCTTTTGAAACTTTTTGATCGTGTTTCCGACCTTGAAAAAGCGTTAACCGAAATTCAAAACGATTTGAATTCGTTGTCCACGGATCTTAGAAATCATATGTTGGAAGAGTCGAACAATGTTCGGCATCTTGAAAATTCAATCGCTCGCCTGACGACTGCTCTCGGAACTGACCGAATTGGCTTGCGTGAGTAGCGTTGCACGCATTTTGCGGCGGCGGTAAAGATCTCTGTGATATGCGGCCCATGCCGCTTTGCAGGCTGGGGTTGGTTGAAGGCCGTTTCTGATGGCCCTCTTGTAACTACTTACTGTTCCTAGTGGTGCTGTTGGTCTTGGTCCGGGCATTATTCGTTGCTCGCAATCAAACCTGTTACTGCTGACGTTGCCAAAACGTACCTTAGGTTATTCCACACGTCAGGCACGTATTTTTTTAATGCCACTACTACTGCTGCGATCCAAATGGACATGCACCAATCGCAGGACATAAGGTAATCAATTTTTTCTCTGGTGTTTTTGCTTATTAAACCAGATGTTTGCGCCGTGTCTAATTCGCTGGCGATTACTTCTCTGATTTGCTCTGTGATGGTGTCTCTTGTCGCCAGTCTGGTAAGCCTGTAAACGGCTAGCGCGTCGATGATAAAAGTGTTCATGGGGACGTTCTCACAAACTCTGCTTCTGCGCGTTCGGCGGCGACCCACGACTGCCAAGCCGACAATTGCTGCCTGCGTGATCGAACAGCCTCTAGAGCAACTTGCCTAAGGTAATCTGCACGATCTCGTGCGAATCTGAGATCTGCTGTCAGTTCGTCAACCTCGGCTTCTATTTCTGCTGCAAGCCTTTTCACACCGTCATCGGTGGTTTTGGAAACCATTCCCCATGCTTTGCTTCTGCTGTGCCGATAACGGTTTTCTGATTCTGCCAGATCTACAGCAAACCGTTTCAATTCTTCAAGGGCGTCATCGATTAAGGATGAAAGCCTGCGCATTTCTTCGCCGTTTTGATTCATTTCTCCTACAGACATGGATCAAAGAGTCGTCCTGCCACAAGAACAGGTGGGGCGTATTCGATGGGACCTTCTAGCCACTCGGTCACCACTCCCGCTTCTTGCAGCGCGTCAATTCCCATTTCGATGGAATCGTTCCATTTTGAATTGAGTGATGCTGCTGCATGATGGTAAGAGGCGTGTCCCACAACGCGTGTTACTCCAGAATGGATCATGGAAACAGCGCATCGAACACAGGCAAACCAAGGGGCGTATACGGTTGCCCCAAATGTGGAAACCCCTTGCGATGCCGCGTGAAGAAGAACGGCGTGTTCTGCGTGAACAGTCCAGTCGTATTTGGCGCTTCCCTGCAATCGTGCTTCCGTTGGGCTAACGCCCATGGGGAGACTGTTGCATCCAAAAACAACACTTCCGTCCCAAGCGACTAGAACAGCACCATTTTGAGTGGATACGTCTGGGGATGTCGCAGCCTGCAAATAGGCAGCCCTCATCAAGGATCTATCATCGTTCAAGTTCATGCTGTTTCCCTCATAAGAACTGACATGGCCCTACGTTCCCTTCCTGATTTTCCTCCCCACACACCTACCGTCTGATCTGTTCGAAGAGCATAAGCCAAACAATCATCGACAACTGTGCAGGTTTTACAAATGTCTAATGCTTTTTGGACCATTTTCCAATCTCCCCGTTGAGGGAAAAAGGTTTCTGTATCCTCTTTTTGGCAAGCCGCAAACTTAACCCAAGAAGTATCTCCTTCGTCGATACTCTCAAAGTTGATAACAGCCTTGTCAAAGTCTTTTCTTTGACGTTCCCTGTAGGCCCTCATGTATACACGGTTTGCTTCTGTGCATTCTTCGCAACGGCAACCTGAGTTGTATCCCTTCATCTGCCCGCAGTTTCCCACTAACGTTTTCCTTTCTGACACCAATGAATGATCTCGGCAGCGGCTCTGCGCGAGGACAACCTATCCTGAGTGGATGAGTATTGGTACATTCTATCCAGCATTGGCGGACATGCATACACGGCAGACGAGGCTTCTTTTCTGCGTTTTGCGTATTTTTTGTGGAACGCTTCAGATATCGCTTCGCCAAGATCGTCGTCTTTGGTGACTGACGGCCCTATATCTGCGTAATCCCAGAATCTCAGTCCGTGATGAACGTTCTTACGCCACTTGCTTGATTCCATCAAAACAACCGGAATGTCCAATGCCGCCGCTTCAAAAAGAATGGAACTGTTGTCGATGATAAGCAAATCGATTTCTGAACTCACCTTCAACCAGTCAGATTCAGTTCTGACTTTTTGGTCCTTCCACCAACCGTAAAGATAGGACCATGCACGAGGATGGCCGTGCCCCACAATGTTCATTCCGCATGTCTGGGCGTATTTCACAAATTCTGGAATCTTGTAATAGAAGTCGGAGAACGCTGAGCCTGCCTCTGGAGCGATGTTGCAATCCCAGTGGAAAGCAATGCCTATGTTTAGTTCGTTTCTAGGCGCTGCCAGTTTTCGTTCGAAAGACAGATCATCTAAGCGGGGACTTCCAACAGCGATGCCTTGTGCATCAGGATAAGCCTTCAAGTTGCGTTGCAAGACCGTTTCGTTGGGGCAAACGTAGAAGCCAATCTTGTCCCTGTTGACTCCACCCGAGTATCCGCCGTGGATGCTGCCATCATTCCTAATGTATGTTTGTCCCGCCCCGTGTTCGATAAAAACGATGGGGCGCTTGTGGACCTTTTGAAGGTCGGTATAACCAGCAACCAAAATTGGGTCTTGTGTCCTGAGGGCAAAGTTGAGGCGACCTGCCTGCTTCATGGGTTGGGCGTAGATCCCTAGGGATTCCGCGTACCTGCTCATCGCCAAATTGTTAACTACGAAATTTCCCGTGAGGTCAGGATCAAGCGAACGCCAGATTGGGGCTATATGGTCGATGTAGTGTTTGAAGGAAGCAAGAGCGTGAATCTTCATTTCAAATTTTCCTGAGGAAAAAGATGATGTCGCCTCCGTTGCGACGAACATTTTGTTTTCTGAATTTAAATGTGTCGCCTAGGAACTGTGCCCCCAAAGGCCCGTTCAACATTTCTCCTTCACACCAGTAATCAAAGGTGCGATCTGTCACGAATCTAACGTGTGTCGGATCGGTAAAGGCGTTTTCTGAAGTCCAGTGAGGACAAACAATGGTTGCCTTACCCCCCTTTTTCAGGATTCTCCAACACTCCAAAACGAACTCAATTGGTTTGCCAACATGTTCGAATACGTGGGAAGCAAAGATTTCGTCAACGGACGAGTCTTCGAACGGCCATGGGAACTCGTCAAGGTTCATTACGACGTTTACGCCCTCTAGGGGATGCTGATCGCAGTTAACCCAGTTCTTTTTAATGTCTTTCCCGCAACCCAAATTGACTTTCATTCTGGTCCCCATTCACCAAACCACACGGAGCAAGCCCCAATTGTGTACGGCTCCCATTTGAAGCCTTCTTTGTATTCCCATTCTCCTTGACTGCGATAAACGCAACCCCATCTATCTGCACCAGTCCCCTCTGTTAGGTCTTGATCCAACGTCCAGTTGTAGCCAACGGGGACGGTAACCATCATGGACCCATTTGGAGCGAGTAGTGAAAGCAGATGACAAATGGCTTCAAACGGATTTCGCTTACCTATTTCGTTGTCCCATCCAACATGTTCAATTGTTGAGATTGCCAGAATCCAATCGTAAGTTCCTTCAATATCGAATAGATTTGTGTTATCAACGTGATCATGCTTTTCAACAATGTCGATTACATGATGGTTTGTTGAAATGTAGTTGGGCGTTACGTTTCCTACTTCAAGCCCTGAACCCGAACGCCTGCTCAACCAATCAAAAACAACGGGAAGTTCTACTTGCCTCTCGTTTGTGTGGGTCCAGTTGTACGGATGCCAAAAATGTCGAAGCGTTTTATCCCGGTATCTAAACATTCTGGAAAGCCGTCTTCCATGTTTCAAGAAGGTTTTCCCAAGAGTTCTTTTCAGCCCAAGTTCGCCCTTCCTCTGAGAGCCTTACGACTGTTGGAACGTCCCATTCAAGCATGACATTTATTTGTTTGGCGAGAACAAAGGGTTCCATGTTCCACATGGGGATTTTCCCACCCTTCATCAAGCGAGGACGTTCCTTTATCGCCTGAAAACCAATGATGGGCCAAAACGCCTGCGGATCAACTTCAGGCATTGCCACAAGGCATCCATAGCCGAACGCTTCAAATGCTGGGAGACAAAGACCGGCGTAACGACGAGGTAGGACAAGCGCGTCTGCCCATCTCATGTAAGAGTTGAGAGACTTTTCGTAGTCCGTGCTGTGGTTGATCTTGATTCCTTTTGCGAATTTCCTGCGATGAAGATTCGTGGTGAGATTCTTTCCATCGGGTTGATGAAGAATAATTTCGCATTCACCTTCAACGTATTGCAAAGAATCAAGAAAGATCTCTGTCCCGTTTCGGTCGTATTGTGCGCCGCCTGAGATATGGAGGATTTTGGATACTTTGGTTTTAGGGAACCAATTTTCTGGCGGTGATGTTGGCCAAGGAACGACTTTGGAATTAAGGGGAAGCCTGTTTTGAAGATATTGGGTTGGGTTCCAAATTTGATCTGCTGACGAACCAGAAAACAGTTCTGGCATCGCATAAAGAACGGTTTTCCCTCCAGCCTTTTTAATAATTGATTCTGCGTTGTCGTTGTACCAAGTTTCTGCTGTCCACCAAATGTCTGCTTTAGGGGCGATTGTCTCCCACTGGGCGTCAGTAATTGGGTTTTCGACACAGATTGTTTCTGTCCATGCTTCTTCGAACAGGTGGGGTCTTGGTTCTCCCCTACAGGGTCGTGACTGAACTATGACAGTAACGTCTGGCCTCAAATTAGAAAAAGCGTCATAGGTAAGATTTCCCAATCCGCCGTTGTCGTCCCTGACGAGCATTCCTAGCCGCATTTGTTTCCCCAAATTCCTATTTCACGTTGTTAAGGCAGCATCGCCAACAAAGAACGCACACGATGATTATAGGTATGGTTTTCCGCCACCCAAGCACGGCAGTTCCCGCTAATCGTAGAACGTTCGTCAGGATTGCCCAGAAAGGCCCCTATTTTGCTCTCTAAGCCGTTCCAGTCCCCCCACTGGTAGGAAGGGACTCTATTTTCGCTTTGGGCCTCTAGGGCGTCAATGTGGGGCATGATCAGAAAACCTCGCCTACCACACGCTTCGTAGACACGATCCGACCAATATAGAGATTTGTCATAATCTAGACAAAGGCTATCCCCAACAGTGACGCGGGCAGATCTATAAAAATCATTCATTTGGCGGTTGCGTTCCACCCTAGGAGAAGAACCACCCGGGTTTCTGAAACTCCAACCGTTTTTCAGACACATGTCCCTCAAAGCAGAAATCAATTCTGAACGATAAGGCCATTCCTTGTGATAGGAACGACCATCGTTGCCAACAAAAGCAACATCGCAATCAAATTTCTGTTTAAGGATGCCGTTGGATTTCGTCCAGACTTCTCTCACGGCGGGAAGCATCCAGAAATGGTTCACGCCCATTTCTTCCCATTCTTTTTCGTGACCCCCATCGGCGGTAAAAACCAAATCGCAGGCCCACATACAGGAATCCTGCCAATTGGGACGGCTCAAACCCCAAAACAAATCGGCGTGCCAAGCAACCGTGCGCCTCTTGGAAGAAATGTCCCTGACAAATTCTTTGGTGTGATTGCCCCTAGATGAGATCCACAAAACAACGTCGCAATCCTTTACAGAAGCGAGAATGTCTTTTGGAGAAAGAACCTCATCAACAATTTTTGCTTGGTGCCCCTCATTGCGAAAAGCGTCGATCCAATCAGATTCAGCGTTCCATTTCCAATTGGGGTTGCCTACAACAGCAACTTTGGCTTTAGCGGCCACACCCACACCCTGATTTCGTAATCACAAAATTCCCTTCAGGGGAAGAAAGAACCCAACGATTCTTTCCAGTCTTTTCCAAGGAAGCATTCGACGCATCCAAACGGACACGCCCTGTCCTGCGATCAACAGACGTGAATCTTCCACCATCTTCGACAGCAACCCTTTGACGCTTGAAAATAACAGAACCGTCTTCAGAAGTAACTGTACAACCGTTAATTGTAGTCATGGTTAGATTCTAGCGCAATCTAGCAATTGGTTTACTGGAGATGCGAGTTTTTCCTAATTGAAGTTTCGAAGCAGGAACCTTTTGGCGTCTCCGAGCAGCACGTCTACCTGTCAACCAAGCCGCCGCCAAAGAAACAGCGTCGATTTGGTCATCGTGCGCACCCATAGGGAATTCTTCCAACTCGTTGTAAAAATCTGGAATCCAGTCACCTTCCAAAACGGTGACACGCCCCTGCTCGGCCAAAAGCGACCAGACCTCCGCCCTCGTCTGCTTATCTCCGCTAGGGGCGATGCCTTCAACTCTGGCCAGACCTGACATCGCTCTTCCATAAGCGGAAATCAACGACTTGCCAGCAGAACCCGGTTCTTTTTCAATGAGGACACGCGGCAAGGCATCAACTTTTGTATGGCGCAAAACTTTGTCCTGTGTTGCACCCGGACCCAATCTCCAACGGGCAATGTCTTGGATTTGCAACACACCCGGCACTTCTGAACCCTCAACCATTTTCAGAGGATCCCAAGCGACCATAGCGCCAACCGTCCAGTCAGGATCAGGATTGCCGTCCGATGGTTCTGTCGCAGCCAAGTCCCAAGCACGAATCCTTTTCACGCTAGGACCCTGAAGGGGAACAGTCGTTTGAGGAAACCAAGAACGCGTAAAAACCGCTCCTGCGTCTGTCAAAAGTTCAGCCATCAATTCCTGACGACCCAGCCTCGTCCCCTCGTAGCGTTCAAGGATTCGTTGACGATATTCAGAACCAAGGTTAATCAGATTGTCGTAAGTGGTTCCTCTAGTAACCACAGTCCCAGAGTCACCCAAAAGATCATGAATTAAACGAACGTTCTTTGGTGTACCCGTAGCCATCAAACGAGGATCTGGAGGCAAACGACAACCAATCAAAGCCATAGCAAAAGTAGTGTCTTCTTTAAGGCCAAGATGAGCGTCACGGAACTCTGCTGGTTCGTCCAACCAAACAAAGTGGTGCTGCGGGCCGCGCAACCTAGCCGCCTTCTCAGCGCTGAATCCCTTCATCTTTGCACCGTTCGCCAACGTCAATTCGCAAGCAACACGGTTCCAAGAATCTTCTACCGAACCGTTCACCAGCATGGACGGCGGCAAAACGCGCAGAAGACCTGACTCGCCTTCCACCATAACCAATCTGACGTTTTCAAGTGTTGGTGCAACCAAAGCACCACGAGGAACTCCACCCGGAACGTCCAAAGTTGAGCATCGATGTTTGACCCATTCAGCACCAGAACGAGTTTTGCCAGCACCACGACCTGCCATGAAAAGCCAAACAGACCAAGAGCCTTCTGGAGGCAATTGCTCTTCACGCGCCCAAAAGGGCCAGTAATCTTCTAGGGCCTGACGTTCTTCGTCAGACAATTCATTTAGAAGTTGGAGTTTCTCTTCTGGAGAAAGAAGTGCAATTTTTTGTGCAGGACTAATGCTCATTGCTGTTGTCTAGCGATTCCAGTTTTGCGAGAAGTTTTGTCAACGCAAGATCTGGATCGGCTTCTTCCTTTTCTTCGATGATCTCTTCGATGCGGTTCCTGCCCCAACGCTGGGGGAAACTGCGTTCAAGATACCACGCCGCTGCCTGCCAAGTACCGTTTCGAGAAGCCATTCTCACTGCCTTGACAGATTCAATCTCTGCCTGCGACCTTGCTGAATCCACGTCTCGTTTAAAAGCAAGATATTTGGCTTCGTTAGGATCGGCGTCAAACCCTTCGGCGATTCGCGCCTCCTCCATTTCTCCACGTTCCAGCCAATTGCGAAATGTGGTCACGTTGATGCCTGCGCTTTGGGCGGCAACAGTTATGTAGGACCCGTGGCGAACCGATTCAACAATCGCCTCATGGACTTTATCGTTGAGTTTTCCTGCGCTCATACTAAGATTCTACAGCATAAAACTAATTGAGTATAGAACTGCACCCAAGAACGAAAGCCCAGAAACAGCAAAAAGCAGACTTGAAATCAACATGGAATTAAGTGATTCGCGGTTCCATTCGACTGCCTCAATGTATTCAGCGAAAAAACTTTGACCCAGCAAAAACGCCGCAACCGATACAAACAGCATGGCAAAAATGAGAACGATTATCATTTTCTTTTCCTCGCGTCCCTTTCGTCCATTTCTTTGATCTTGCAAGGTCTACACGTTGTTTCATACGTCAAGCGTGCCTTCGGCCATCTCTGACCACATTTACAACATCTGCTGTACCGTTTTGTCCTGATGCCTTTAAGTTCAGCAGGACTGAAGCCACCCCAAATCCCGAGCGTTTCTTTGGACACCAATGCGTATTCAAGGCATTGTTCCTGAACTTCGCATTGCTCAATACAAATTCGCGTCATGTTGTTTTCGTGACGCATGGAATATTCCAAAGGGAACCAATCGTCGGGATCTGAATTTTTGCACGCCGCCCTTTCCATCCATTCATGCATCTCCCCACATTCCCCCAGAATCAATCTTGCAACAAAACGTGTGCAGCGACCGTATGCAAATCATCCAAAGCAATCAAGCACACTTCAAGACCTTCATGAACGACAACACCCATGAAAGGTCTGTTGTCGCCTATAGGGCGCGCCAATTCTGATTGATCTCTTGTCCTACGAAAGGCAGTAACAGCAGCCTGAACCTGCTTGCCTTCCTTAACTTCGATCCTCAAAGAAGAACGCCAAGTCTCTTCGTTCCCCCCGTCGATTCCGGAAGGAATGCCCAACTTGTTGGCGACCTTACGCTGCGCCCGTTTGCCTTTAGTCCTAGCGCGCTTTCCCCTAGCAACAGCATCTCCACATCCACGAATGCGGCGCTTGCCGTCTTTATTGGGTTTTAGCAAAGTGCCAAATAGGGGACAGTCGTCACGACTACATTTTGCAGTGTTGCCCTCACAGGCACCTTTTTGAGGCCCCTGATAAGGAAGTTGTTCCTCTTCACCCATCAAACAAGCCTCCTGCCGAGGCATTAATGCAAGAAGGGGAAAACCACAAACGTTCCTTGTGGCGACTTTCTCCGCCTTGGGCAGAAGACCAAGCAAGAACTTCCCAACCCATTTCCTCTAAAACGTTATGTTCGCCGTCATAACCTGCCACACAAATCCTGATGCGGTTGTTCTCAGCGTTTGCGATGGCCCATTCAAGAACTTCCATGTAAACAGTTTTTGAATCAACCTGATAAAGGTTCGTGCGTCGATCTTCCCCATAAGGAGGATCAAGGAAAACAGCGCAAATGTCGTTCTTGCCGCTGTGTAACAACGCTGGCGTCACAGACTTTTTCCAGTCGTCGCAAAGAATGACGGCCTTTTTGGTGCGCTCTTTAATTTCTGCAAACCATTCGTGCATAGGTGGCCTGCTAACCGCGTGCGCCCCAGCAGGTGTAGCAGAAGGTCGTCCAACACGACAATGGCCATCGTTCATAAAAGATCTTGCGTGCGTAGCCCAACTCAAACCGTAAACAGTCCATGCGGCAAGTTGAACATCGCAATAAGTTGGGTCTTCTTCCAACTTTTGCGACAAACCTTCGGCGGCGTTAAAACAAGCCTTTTGCCTTGCTTCCAAATCATTGGTTGTTCCCGGCCAATCAACAATCGTTGCTAACTGCTCTGGATCTTGAACCATTGAACGCCAAACATTAACAATCAAACCTGATCGATCATTAACAATCTCACCGTATCCGTTCAGATTTTCTCCGGGCCGTCCTAGCCAAACTGCACCTGAGCCTAGGAAAGATTCGACATAACGATTAACAGTTCCGAATCGTTCCCAAATCAGATCAACTACTTTGCGTTTGGAACCCGGGTAAACGGATAGCGGTGAGAGATTGTTAATGCGAGGCATGATCAGTCAATAACACCGATCTGCTTGCCTTCCCAAACGAAGTATTGCTCCAGAGCGTTCTCAGCGACCTCAATGGCATTGCCGACAGAAATGGAATCGTCACCATCACGCTGAATTCGCTTTAGGACCAACATCGTCGCAGCAACGCTGTCAGCCAACTGCTCAATCAGGACTTCCTGTGTCATCTGCATCATTTCGTCTCCTTAAGTTTCTTTCTGGTTTGTTCTAAACATTCCTCCCAGTTGCCCTGAGGGGAATGCAGTTCACGAACCCGCGGCCTGTGGATACTCCTAGGCGCTTGCCTACAAAATCCGCAGAAACTCGCAACTCCGCTTTCCGAGATAACGAAACCGTTATCGCAGTGATCGCAGCCTAGCGGCCTTTCGGACATTCTAGACTCAGTTTTACAAATTCCGATAAATCTAGAAACAGATGGAAACCAGTTGTCTTCAGCGACAACCTTCCTCGCCGCCTTCTGAGCAACCTCAAAATCCGTCTCAGAAAACTGGTCGATCCAAACCTTGACCGTCTCCGGAAACAATTCGTACTTAGGCCAAGCGGCCGACAGGTAACCCAGAATCTCACCAACCTCACGAGAGTTCATACTGCTGCTCCTGTTCACCTATGACAGATCTGATCACATCAAAAGCCTTAGGAGAAGAAGGCCCTGAAGTCGGAGGGTTCCTCCACAAACTGCTGAACTTCTCCACCTGAGAACCAGTTCGAAGAACAGTAGTCAGATCGTCGTAACGCTGCTTCTGATCGTTATCGCCCATATGAAAACTGGACAAAGTGACACCCTTCACAGCATCAATGAGATCTTCCACTGTGTAGCCCTCCTGCAAACGGGCCTTGATCTTCCCCAAACGCTCCTTAGTTAACTTCACCCGACTTTCGTTTCTACCAGTTGCCTCGCACCAAGCAACAAAAACTTTACGAACATCCCCGTCATTAGAGGCTCTACTGACGGCTCTACTGACGGCTCCTATATTGACCTCCCCATTTTGGGTAGGAGGGTGGTCCCCAAACTGAGTACCTCCCTCCCCCCCAATCTGAGTAGGTCGCTCTTCAAGAAACGGAAACCGAAACATGTTCGGGCGATGTCGGACATGCACACGTTCACTGCCACCAGAATGGGACACCCGTTCCAGTTCGCCGTTCTCTACAGCCCACTGCACTGCACGATGATACGAATTCAAAGAACAGTTTGCCTCACGACAAATCCTGTCCACATACACCCAACCCGAACCATCGCCGCCCATGTGATTGGCAATAGAGATCAGAACGCAGCGAGCAGTATTTGAGGATTTGGAATGTTCAAGAACCCAAGAAATCGCTTGAACACTCATAATCAAACATCTTCATACGGCTCTACGATTTGCGTCACAAGTTCCAAAGAATAAGCAGCAAGTTCTTCCGCTTGTTCGTCACCCAAATCCAAGAAACGAGTAGCGATACCAGAAGCCGCTCCAGCCCCAAGAACGAAAGCATCGCGAATCAGTTGACGATCAAGTTTCGACGTTCCCAAACCCACGCCAATAACAGCGCGGATGTCCTCCAAAAAATCCCGTTCCATCAGAACGGCCTCCCTTCACCAGTAACGAAAAACTCCGATGCTACCTTAACGATGGCGTCCATCTCGTCAGGGGCAAAAGGCCCCTCACCAACTTCTGCCTGCTCCCAAGCAGTAACAGCAGCGCTCTTGTCCCCGCCACAAGCCACAAGGAAGATCTTCTTGGCCTGAGCGACATTGATCTCATCTGGCCAAGTACCACGATCCGCAGCATCAAACTTTACTGCCTGCGTCGCGGAACGATCATACGAAAACTCGTCTGGGTCCGGTTCATCAGTTGGCAGCAAGAGTGCCTGAAGAAGGCAGGTGCGCAATGCAACACTCATGGCCTTTGGCACAGCCTTGTCGCCGCTATCCATCGACTCGCCAACGCTAGTGGCCACCAATGAATCGCCCTCAGGCCCAACAAAAGTGTATTCGACAGTAATAGTCACCGAACGCATCTGCGTGTTGTTCCGACCAACTGACACATTCTCGGCTTCGACGTGTAGGACCTTTGGCATCACAACAATCTGGTGACGCCTAAAAGCGGGACCCACTGCATTCACAACAGCGTCAATGCCTCGAAAATTGTAGTTCTGATGCGAATTACGTTCGCTCTTTGCAACAGCCCGCACATCTTCCATAACGTGAGCAAGTGCTTCATGAATCTTCATCTTCTAACCTCCAGTAAGCGGCATAAGTGCCGTAAGTGCCATCACTATACTTGTGGGTCGCTGACAAGCAACCCCTTCTTTTCATCTGTGCTGCTATTCCTTCAGCACGCTTCTGACTGAAACCACGATAAATCTGCTTCCACTCCATCTCATCTTCTTTGGCCAAAGCGACACATTCCTCATAAAACACCAGCCAAGGAACGTCCCAGTCAGTCAAAAAAATGTCAGGAAAAAGTACGAAGCCCATTTCACCAATCAGGCCACATGGCCTTAAGAATCGCGTCATCGTCGATGCGTTCCGTGTGAACAACACAACCGCGCTTCTTCAATTGACGCTTCACTGTTTTTCCGCCAACAACGTCACCTTCATAAACCCTAAACCACGTTCCTTTTTTTGCCTTCAAACGATCAACAACATTCTGATAATCCATCAAAGATGGATCGAATTTCTGTTTTCCGTTCATGGCTGAATCTCGGGGTCATACATACACCACAAAGCCCATGAGTTCTCGCCAATCTTTCTCTGCGCAAAACGCATTCCGCGTGAACGCATAGCGGCAGCCCACCTAGCCAAATCTTTCTCGCCGTCAACCTCTGCGACCTTTCCCCACTTCTTTGGATGGAGACGCAATTCTTCAGTGATCTTTGTATAAAGACACGAATTACTTTTAGGGGTAGGACCGGGAAAACGGCCAAACTCAACAACAGACATTCAAAGCCCTCCCATTCCAGTTACTTTCAACGAATAACCATCTGTGTTCTGTTCGCACCATTCATCAGGATCGATTCCACGTTTCTTTAACTCGCCAACACGCCAGCCAGTAGATCCCGTAAATGGAACAACGGCACGAACCTCTCGGATAACTTTATCTACAGCCTCCATGGGCGAAGAAGGAATCTCACCAGTTTCTTCGTCCACAAGAGCATGTCGAACAACGAAACGCAACAACTCTTCAGAGTCCCAATTCTTGCGAGTCGTTTTCTTCAGGCGTTCCACGGTGCCCACACCCTCCACCGTCACCATTCGCTCTGGCATTGTGTCGATGATTGCGTTCGTTGCTTTTGTTTGGATGATGCGCAAATCACCAATAACGTCTCGGAGTGGAGCCAATCCACGAACCAAAGATTCCCAATCGCCTGCCTCGGCAAGTTGATCAATCTGATCCATCATTCCTGCGATGGCGACACGAATCGCTAGTACAACATCAGATTCCTGAATATCTACCGCTTGATTGACTTTTTCGATTTCAGTCACAACTTAAACCTTTCTCTTTGCTTTGGTCTTGCGCTTAATCAGTCTTTGGGGGGCAAAGGAATGCCATCCCGCCCGTCCCCTATGTTCCCTGAAAACATTGACGTAGATCTCGTCACTGCGAGTGTTGTGAACGATTTGCGCCAAGAGATTATTGGATGAAGGAGACTTTGTGTAACCTTCCAACCAAACACTTTCTCCAACACAGAATATTTCTCCTTCTACTTCTACGGAATCTAGATAAACCAGATGTTTAGGCTTTTCAAGTTTCTTAGGCATTCTTCCTCCTTTCACAACAGTCTATCAACCCTCACACGCTTTGCAACACAAAAAGAAACCCCCCAGAGGTAGCGGGAGCCTCTGGGGGGTTTCACTATAGGAGGCGCTGGTGGGCGAAAGGAGCGAAACTCCCACCAGCAGATTCAGTGTATCACAACAATTACCCTATGCAAACAAGTATTCGATAAGGCACCGACACCCGTTATGGTCGCCGGGGAAATAGAACGAAGAATCAGGGAAATCTGAAACATTCGTCAACTGAGGATCTTCCCACGAAGAAAACTCGTAGCCATCAAGATTTAAGTGCGGTTCGAATTCCTTACGATCATCCTCACCATAAACCCAACGGTAACCTGCGACATTTACACCCGCTTCGCCCAGATACGTCAGTGAAGTTTCTCCCGTTGCCAACAACCCAAGAGGATTGTCCTGCAAATCGACGATAGCGCCACTGGAAACAGAAATACCCATGTTTCCTCCAGCAGCAGAAAGACCTGCGCGAATAACTCTCGCAGGAACGAGAGAAATGTCGTCAAATTCGCCCAGTGAAGATCCGTTGATCTGCTCGGAAGAGGCCTTCGGCTTGTAAAGCAACTTTGACGCAGCAGCCACCAGAAGACCCACCAAAACAATTTTGCCTGCGTTCCTTTCGACCTCTTGCTGCAATTCCAAAGCCGTCAGGTTGTACGGGTCAAGACCGTATTCCTTTGCGATCTGACGCACCTGTTTCTGTGCCCTAGAAGTCAAAAGATCGTATTGCTCAGCAAAATCATCAAACTGCTCTTCGGTGATCAAAGAGTTATCTGCAAACAGCGAAGCAACAATGCTTTCACCCAAAGCAGAAGCAACATCAATGTTCTTCGTGTCATTAATGGCAGCAGTCAAAGACGAATCTTTAGAAGCCTTAGAACGAATCTTCGCCCCAGCCTTTTCCATAACGCGTCGCATCGCAGAAGTAGCAAGAATTTCCAGACGATCCATCAAGCGCTGATCGATATCCACCAAACGCCGCCCCAAGCCAGAAGTACTATCAGGAGAGGCCGACGCAGTGATTTCAGGAACGGAGGGAGCGACATCTGCAACCTCACCCGTTTCCACATCACGTTCTACGTCAGGAGTGCGTCCACGAGGATCGGGATCTGACGTAATCGATTCAGGTGTTGGGACACCGGGACGAACACGGGCAACCGATTCGTCCAAAGCCTCAGTAACAGAATCCAATTCGCCAGCAGCAACAGGGGTAAGAGACAGAGCGGCCTGCTGCAACGCCATCCGACGCTTGTATTCCAATTCCCCGGGAGCGTCTTCTTCTGAGAACCCAAGAGCCTTGCGGTAGGTCGCATCAGAAATAACAAGAGAGGCGTGACCATCCTTAGCGTTCAAACGCCTATCGATATGAGAAATGAGATCAATGGGATCGAAAGTGACAACGAGACGCTGATCGACTTCGCCGCCAGTACCAACTTGGATCGCAGGCCAAATCAAAGAAGAAGTGATCGCCCCGCAGAAAAGAACAGCGGCAGGGCGAATATGTGACTTGTAAGAAGATTCTTCAATCTGCCAAGCAGTCCAATGGTTGACGGAACCCATCCCGTTAAGGATTTCGCTGGGAAGATCGACTCCGTGGGCGATACGAGTAATGATCTCTTGTCTTTGCTGCGCAGCAATTTCATCCATGTCGCGCGCAAATTCAAGGACACGAACCCGTTCGATGTCTTCTGGGTCTCCAGTCAAAATGAACGGGGCGACCGAAGCAGCAGAGTTTGGATCCTCAATTGGCGTAATGAAATGTTGGTAAATGTCTTCAAGGGCCGATTGTGTTTGCTGTTCCCTCTTCGAATCGTCGTTCAGGTTTTCTGGTTCGTAATCAGGTCCAGCGTCAAGCATCGTGTCGGGCATAAGAAGAATGCCAGCGGGAATGCGAGACAACGCCGTCGCTCTCACGTTTGCTGACAAAAGAAGAAGTTCTTCGCACAGCCCAAGGATGGAACGAAGAGGAGAATCGGGTTCGTCTGAATAGCGTGGATGTGATTGCCAGATCCGAATTACATAATCTTCGTCAGAAAGTTTGATGAGTTGATCTGTGCGCCAAAGAAGATTTTCTTTGAGGTACCATCCACCATTCAACCAAATAAGTTGTTCGGTCGAATAAAAATCCCATCGCTCCATACCAGTGTCGCGGTCAATTCGACCCACCAAGTATCCTTCGCCCGCCACAAATAGATTCACACCGAATTGTCGCAGGATCTCTGCAACCGATCCGTCATAGGAATGAAGACGATCAAGTGTTTCTACAGCGATATCATATTGCTGCCTATTGAAACCTTCTGGCGGATTGTCCAAATCGATGGGCTGTGGAGCAGTTCCAGAATTTACCTTCCAACCGATTTCAAGACGCAACTGTGAAAGACTGTTTCCGTAGTAACGGGCACCGTAACGAAGTTCTCCGATGAGGTCGTAAAAGTTCCATGCCTGTTGCTGCCATTCAACAACTTTGTGGTCTTCAGGTCGATACGCCAACCCTCCGTTGGGATGAAGGACCCTTTGAGCAGAGGCGGTAATGGCGCGTGTCGCGAGTGAGCGCGCAGCAAATTTCCTGTTTTTAAAGGAAGGAGGCATAATTCCTCATTATAGAGTATTTGTGTTTAGAAAAACGGAAGTTGTTTCAACGTGTGTACGACGATTAAACAATTTCTGACCAAGATAGACGGTTTTCGTCCCAAAGCCATTGCCCCGTCTCGGGCATGGGCAAGGGAGGAACCCATTCGCCGTTGACCCAATTCCAAGAATTGAAGGGCTGGGGGGGCCTAAGCCCGTCAGAAAACAAAATCCAACCCGCTCCAACCTTTTCGTCGGAATCTGTCCAGATGCCCCCCAAATTATCTGATGCCCATTCCGCAGAACCCACGATAATGCGAATAACTTCGTTGTGTTCATTCAACTCTGCCGCATACGATCGATCCATCACACTCGCCACCTTACGATCACTACACCATCACCGCCGTCGCCACCCTTGAAGTTCCCAGCGCTGCCACTCGCCCCACCCCCAAGACCATCGGTGCCACTGTTACCGTTACCTAATGCCGTAATGCCAG